CCAGCTAATATTTACCTTACCATAAATGGCGACGGTGATAACCAAACATTGATGGCTCTTTGGACAGTCCCCGCAGGGTACACAGCTTTTCTTACAAAGATGTCTTTATCTACAGGAACTTCAACAAACACTCCCGCTGTTCTAAACGCTAGTCTCGTTGCTAGACCTTTTGAAGAAGTTTTTCAGATAAAAGAAAGATTTACTTTAACAGATGGTGCGCATGAACAGTTTTATACTTTTCCATTAAGATTTACAGAAAAAACAGATTTAGAAATGAGAGCGTTTTCATCTTCTGGGTCGGTTAGTTTTAATGTGTCTGCGTCAATGGAATTTGTTTATATAAAGAATGATTCTCAGAGTTAATTATGGCAGCTAAACGATTAAATAAAAAGAAGATGCCTTGCAATAGGCCAAGACGTACTCCAAACCATCCAAAAAAATCCCACGTTGTAAAATCATGTTTTAGAAAAAACGGTAAAAAAGTAGAGAAAATTATTCGTTTTGGGCAACAAGGGAAGGTAGTTGGAACCTTATCAGGTACTGCGGGTAAACGTAAAAAAGGTGAATCTAAACGTATGACATCCAAACGTAAATCTTTCGTATCAAGACACGGAAAAAATATTAGAAAAGGTAAGGAGTCAGGAGCTTGGTGGGCAAATAAATATAAATGGAAAAATGGAGGTCTAGTTAAGTAATGGACGATCTAAAAACAATGGCTGATGGATCAGCAGTAACACTAGGATTAGGAACTTTTATGAATTATGTGAATCTCCCTTTAATTATCCAAATACTTACAATAGCATGGTTAGTTCTCAGAATATGGGAATCTGCTACTGTACGTAGATGGTTTAAAAAAGATACAAGTGAAGATTTCGTAATGGGTGATGTACCTAATACAGAAGAAGCAGTAATAACTCAATCAAAAAAGACACGTAAAAAGAAAGGCGGTAAATAAAATGGCAGGATTTTCAGCAGCATTTAAAGCGTTAAAACTAGGTAAAAATGCATTGGATAAAATTAAAAAACATCCAAAATTTACAGAATTTAAAAAGTTTTTAACTGATAAAGCTAGAGGTTATGACAGTAGAGCTTTAGCTAGAGAAGATGGTTTACCACCTGGGTTTGGTGTAGCTAAAAATAGAGCTAAAAAACTACTTAAAGGTACAGCGGTAGTGGGCGGTACAGGTGCAGGAGCGATTGGAGTTTCTTCAACTATTAATAGGTCAAAAGAAGCTAAAAACAAAAAGATATTAGATGCTGCAAGAGAAAAAGTATCTTATGTTGGTAGCGGAAAATCTGAAAGAGGTATAAATCTAATGGGTAAGAAAAAAGCTGAAGATAAGAAAAAAACAACAACTAAAGCTAAAGCTCCTAAGAAAGTAACTCCAAAGTTTAAGTATGAGTCTTCATCTCAAACTAAAGATGACAAAAAGAAGAAGAGAAAATATGATTCTCTTCCAAAAGGTATGAGCGCTCGTTTAGCTTATGGCGGTGGTATGATGAAGAAAAAAATGGCTTACGGCGGTAAAGTCAAAAAAAGATACGTATAAGGAGGTATTATGGCTTTAATGGGTTTATTAGGCTTGGCGAAAAAGAAGAAAAAAAAGCTCCCAATGGGTGGCCTTCTTGGAGTAGCAGGTAAATTCTTAAAGAAAAAAGAAGGAGGTGCTTTAAAACCTGTTCCACCAGATAACAAAGGTCTTGCTAAATTACCAACAGAAGTACGTAATAATATGGGTTTTGCTAAGACTGGCGGCCACGTTAAAATGAAAAAAGGTGGTAAAGTAAAACGCATGTCTTGTCCAGTAGATGGTATGGCAAAACGTGGTAAAACTAGAATTAGAAAGAAAGGAAAATAATATGCTTCCATTAATAGCACTCGGTGGTTTAGGCGCTCTAGGCGCTAAAAAATTATTTAAAAAGAAAAAAGGCACAGAAGTTTCAGGAGGTTTTCTTGGCCCCCAAAAATTTGTAGAAGCTATGAGAAAAAAACAAATGGCTACTACAAATGCGAAAAGTGGTGGTTATATGAAATCTAAAAAGAAAGGTAAAAATCGTAGAGATGGTTGTGCCATGAGAGGTAAGACCAGAGGCCGTATGGTGTAAATGGCAAGACTTAAATTAACTACTGCTGTTCATGAACCTATTATAAAAAAGACATCTCAGAGTTGTCGTAATCCAAAGATGGGTTCAATGAACAAAAGTAAAAAACGAAGCTTTAAAAGATATAGGGGGCAAGGGAGATGAAGAGTGAGTTTAAAGATTTTATTGGTATTTTTGAAAATGTTGTGTCTGAAGAATGTTGTAATAAATTTATAGATTATTTTAAAGGGTGGCAATCTTTAAACAGAACAACAAATAGACAAGATTCAGATGGGCATCCTAGACATGATAAAGATGATGAACAATTTTTTCTAGCTGAAAATTACCGAGATAAGCTATTAGTTTCACAGTCTTCTATTGGCATGTTTGGAGAGTACCATGATATGTTTGATGATTGTTTTAGAAGTTATGTTAATTTTTATTCTAGATTAATGGATGTCCCTTTGTATGTTTATTATGGAAAAATACAAAAAACTGTACCAGGTGGTGGGTATCACATTTGGCATTGTGAACGTGAAAATTTAAAAACAAGTTCTAGGGCGTTAGCATTTATGTTGTATCTAAATGATGTAGAAGAAGGTGGAGAAACTGAATTTTTATATCAAAAGATGCGTGTTAAACCGACAAAAGGCACAATATTAATATGGCCTGCTGATTGGACACATACACATAGAGGTAATCCTCCGCTTAGTGGGGATAAATATATTTATACAGGGTGGATGGAACACACCCCAGGATAGAGGTAAGTAATTATGATGAAATGTCGAGGTATGGGTAAAACCAGAAAGATGAAAAAAGGTGGTACTGTCAAAGATGCTTGCTATCACAAAGTAAAAGCTAGCTATAAAGTTTTTCCTAGTGCCTATGCTTCAGGTGCTATTGCTAAATGTAGAAAGAAAAAAGGTAAGTAGTGGCAGTTCGTAAAACGAAGAAAGGTCTAGCTTTAAAACGATGGTTTAAAGAAGAGTGGAAAGATGTAAGGACTGGCAAAGCCTGTGGTAGAAAGAAAGGTGAGAAACGTGGAACTCCCTACTGCAGACCTAGTAAAAGAGTATCTAGTAAAACTCCAAAAACATCTGGAGAAATGACAGCCGCTGAAAAGAAATCAAGAATAGCACAAAAGAAAAGACTAGGACAACCAGCAGGTCGTCCACGTAGAGTTGCTTCACTAAGAAGAAGGAAAAAGAAAACATGATGGGGTGGAAAAAATTATGTCGTATTATTATAGAAATGGGGGAGAACATAAAGGAGGAATGTATACGCTCTATAATAATAAGCTATATTCAAATAAAACATAAAATAAGATTAGGTAAAAAGAAGATTAAATACGTTTGTTGTAAAGTTAGGGAGGATAAAACAGATACATCATGCAAGTGCGAGGAAAAGAAAAAGTAGTTTGTAAAAGGTGTGGAGAGATTAAAGAATTAAAAGATTATCCATATCGTAAGGACACAAATAGACATCGTCCATATTGTAAAGAATGTAAGAACAAGGAAGGTCGTGAATGGTATCAGAAAGGATGCAACGCAGAGAAAACTAAGGCTCAAGTGCGTAAGTACAAAAGAGATAATAAAGATAAACTCCGTTGCTCTAGACATAATATCGAAACAAACATCCTTTATAATATGTTGGATAAACAACAGTATACGTGTAAAATATGTGGTATAAAAGGAACTATAGAAACTTTATTTATAGACCATGACCACAGCACAGGTAAAGTAAGAGGTTTACTCTGTCATTACTGTAACACAGGGTTAGGTTTTTTTAAAGATAGTACAAGTAGTTTAAAAAGTGCGATTAAATATTTAAAGGCAAATTATGGCAACTAGTGGAACAGCAACATTCAATCCAGAAATAGTCGAGATTGTAGAAGAAGCATATGAAAGATGTGGACTAGAATTACGTAGTGGATATGATTTAAAAACAGCAAGACGTAGTTTAGATATTATGGCTGCTGAATGGTCTAATAAAGGTATTAATTTATGGACAGTTGAATCTGGAACATTGTC